GTATGACTTTGAGGCCAAATACCGAAACGTTCATCAAATAAACTTGGAGGTTGTTGTGGCTCTTGTTGTGGTATTGTTGGACGAGGTGTTGATGGATGTCGAGAACTTTGTGGTGTAACAATGTCGGAAGCTTCTTCGGGGGGTGATAGACCTGTTGGAATATTGATGTTCTCGCTTTCTAAAACAATTTCTTTACCCTCTAATGAAATTTTATCGGTAGCTGTATAGGTAATATCTTGTGTTGCAGTAATATTGATATCCTGTTTGGCTTCCATATTGATGGTTGCCATATGGACTGGTTCGTTCATTTTAGTTGTCGGTATGATATCATCGTATGGTTGTGGTTTTGGTTTTTCTGGTTCTGATTCAGGTTTGGGTTTCTTTGGATCAGGTGGTTGTTTTGCGGCGAGAGCTGCGGTTGCGGCAATAGCGGCTATCAAGGCTGGGCCCAAAAAGCTTTGTGGAGTTAATTGGGTATGAGATTGAGAAGATGTTTTAATGTGTTCAATATTACGCAGTTTGATTTCTAGATGCCGAAAACGATTTTCAAGGTCTTTGTGATAACGCTTGATATCTTTGATATCTGATTCGCTTCTAATCAAACAAGCATCAAGACGAACAATTTCTTTCTTAACAATTTGAAATGTTGTAAGACCATCTTGATGTATAGTTTTGAGATGACTAACAAATTGCTCCTGCGCACGATTAAGAATGACATTGATATCATTGTTTGAGCTTGGTTTGTTATCAGGGATGATTTGGGGCAGAATGGTGTTATTGATGGTCCCCGCAATACCTTTTTTAAGTATATTGATGCCCGTCATTGCCGCATCAATTAGAATATTAGCCATGGATTATCCGAAAGTTTTTTGTTGTGCCATTTTAACGCGATTCTTTTCTTGTTGAACTTCTTCCTCCAACATATCGATATACAAATCACGTTCCCAAATGGGCAAATTATCAATCCATGTTATATCATACTTATGGTGATACATTAAGCCATGATTTAAGCGGAGATAGGCTGACAGGGAACGTCCTGTCAGCGCAGCGTGAAAAAATCATTGAGCGTTGTCAACTCCACCTTCCGTTCATGACTCTTTTTGTTGGTATAGGTGATTTCATGATATATCGTAGGTAAGTTGGTTAGAAACTCTCGCATCTTTTCAATAGCTGTAATTGGCAATGAATCCATGAATGTTGAAACTTCATCGGGACTGGCTGTAGCAAAATCATAAGCCGTCATGCCTTCATAAACCTTGTCAATGCAGTTCTTAATTAAAATATCCATAGCTTCACGACCTTGTGCAGCATGAAACTCTTGATTGGAATAAAGCGTGGCATCAGGATATTTCATTTGGATAGTGATCTGGTCATTTACACCAAATCGCTTATTGTTTTTATCTGGCCATTTGACATTGATTTTGTTGAGGTCAATTTCAAAATCATATGTTTCTTGATCTTCATTGTCCAAATAGGATAATTTGACAATGTTATTCACCGATATGGCGCGTAGCCGAATGAACATGAATTCCAAATCAAAAATTGTCAGACTATCAATTTCGAATTTATCCACAATACAATTATTCACGACTTGTTTGATAGCTAACATGATATCATTATCGGTATTGGATTCTTTAGCCATCAATAATAGTTTTTCTTCCTTGCCTAGCATGGCTCGGACTTTGATAGTTTTCTTTGTTGAAGGGATTTCAAGTTCAGCCAGAGGGGCAGTAATTTTCGGTAGCATTCAGTTCTCCTTATGATAAATCTATAAATTATTTAGCCAGCAGCACTAACAACTGTTTCTTGCATTTCTTCTGAAGGTGGCATTAGATACCAATCGGTATAACAGAACATCACAATAATCTGCATGAGTTGTCCATGCTCAGCAGAAAATTTACTTTCTGGTATAGCTGAGGGGAAGATATCTCGGAATATCATGCGATAAGTTTCATTTCCAGCTTCATCCCAAGCACTGAATTGAGCTTCAACCTTATATTCATCAGTATAGGCTACTTCATAAAGATTAGTTGGAATGCCAGTAGGATTGCGTTGTGATAAAATAGTACTACTGAAATCATAGTTAACGATGCATCCAATCCATTCATGAAAGAATTTTAAATTCACATGATTAGCATCAGCTAAGAATATTGCGGTCATATCATTAAATAAAGGACACATGGGTTTCTTTTCGACTACCCCATAGCCATATCGGACAATAGGTCGGGTTGCCATGCCCACGCCGGGTAGGTCAGCGGCTTGACAAAAGAATTCTAAGCCACGGGTAGTTTCGCTAATGGATTTTCTAGCAGGAATTCCCCGGGGTGGAGCCCCTTGGACACGGCTTTTTGGTAAGGGAAGATTAACGCGCGGGGTCCAGCCATTTTGTAGGCATTGTGGCACCTGAAAGCGCAGCGTAAACTTGCTTAGTTTTTGGAAACCTTCATAGTCATAGACATATGATCGGAATTGGTTCATGTCGAATGGCATGGATTATTTAGCCCGTCGATTGATCATTCGGATACTATCTGCCCAAACTTTATATTCTGAGGCTTTCATGAATCGTGCTACTGGTAACATCAAAACTTTATCCCATTCTTCTGGTCTAATCAGACTAATACGACTTTTAACATGGTCTAACAAATATCGCTTGATACATGGTTTGAAATAACGGAAACGAGCCGAAGCATTCAACAATTGATATCTAGCACGTATATAAGTCTTTTCGTCTAATTTATTTTTGGTATTGGTAAGGGTATAGAGATTGCTCATTAGTCGAGCCCGTTCGTGGGGAGGTAGATAGTGCAGATTCATCCCAAGCATAGTTTTGATATGAATTGCACCTTTGGTGGGGATTAGGGGGATGACCAAAGGATAGATATCGTAATAGGGCAGGGTTTTTTTGTGCTTGGGATCGTATCTAAAGAATACCATCTTGCCATAGGTATTAGGGTTGAAGGTGTTGTAATAGCGAGAGGTAGCATCTTCAATCAGAGATCGATTTAAGCGATCAGAACGTCCCGCCGTGGCTCGACCTGAGACTTGATTTTGTTGGGTACCACTAGTTGAAACTTGTTTAATTTGTTCTAGATACCACTCAAAACTGTGTTTGCGTAGTAGATTGGCTTGTTCTGTCTGTAAATTTGCAAGTATATCTTCAAATTTTCTTACGACCAAAAATGTTATCCTCAGTTAATATTTTGAATTCCCATTGACGTTGCTCACAATACTTTCGAGCTGCTTCCCATTTGGCTATATTACGTGCAAAGATAAACGATTCCTTTAGTTGTTGCTTTTTATTCTTGCTATCGGGGCGCTTTGTTTGCTTTTTGGGCTTGATTTCAATCATAAAGGTACGCCCATCCTTAAATTTGGCGAGAAAATCAGGAAAGTAGCGGCGCAATCGGTTGGTGGTAGGATCACGGTATGGTACAAATAATTCTTCACTAGCCCACGTCTCAACTTCGGGATGGTTATCCAACCATATCATAAAGCGCATTTCCCAGGATGACCTGTAAATGATGTTTTTGGGGTTGCCGCTGTACTTCTCCGGGTGATGACACTTGAAGAAGTTTTGGTGAAATTTGCTTTTCATTGTCCTAAATAATATTTATGGTTGATATTACATTCTCAGGACAATCTAACTCCTTACTAAATGCTGCTAATCCGCAATTTGGTACCACGTTTGAAACACGCATTCCAAATATGCGACCACCTGGACCTCCCCCCGATAGAGTTGATCATATTGTTAGAATGAGTGCGCAAGGTACTTTGTCATATCCATTGGACATGCCCAAATATTTTATGATGTTCAATATTCAGGAATATAAGCGCAGTGGTATAAATGAAATTGCTCAACTTAATCCCAAGGGAACCATTGCTATGCCATTATCAGAATCTATGTTGGATTCTTCGCAGGTGCGATGGCAGGAAACACCTATTGGATTTCTTACCGGGGGGGCAATTCAAGTATATCAAAAAAAGACTAGTCTTGGTGAAATGTTTAATTTAGCGGGAATGAAAAATCAATTAGATAACTTATCAGATGCCGCTAAGCGTTCCGTAGCAGAAGGTCCTGGTCCATTAGGAGATGCAATAGGGGGGGCACTAGGAGCAGGAGCCCCAGGTATAATTAGTGCCGGGGAAGCTTTAGGGATTGGAGGGAATGCTGGTCAAGCCTTGCAAGTTTATCAAGGTCTATCGCC